ATCCAGCGGCATGTGCTTGTGGACCCACATACGACATAGCTTCACCCATATCACTAAATCCAGCAGCAGTTGCATTAGCTGCGTAAGTGATTGAGTCTGTAACCATTTGAGTATTCTTCAAGGTTCCAGCTGTTGACTTAGATTTAAGTCCGAATTGTTCAACAATTGAAGATGTAGTATTCAAAACAGAACCTAAATCTTCGCCAGAAGCCATTGTGGCATCCATGATTGAAGGCATGGAACCTAATACTTGATTGGTGTTGTAACCACGACGAATCAATTCAGTCATACCATTATTAATTTCAGTCGTAGAGACCCCATACTTCTCTGACATGCTCTTAGAAGCATCGCCAAGTTGGTCGAGTTGAGCTTTGTACTTAGATGTAACTGTTGCACCATTTGTCAGTAAAGGACCAATAGCCTTAATTTGAGAATCAAACTGAACAGCGGATTTAGTCGCATAAGCTAATCCAGCAGCAATTGGCATACTTACTTTAGTAGTCATTTTTGACCCGATGTTACTCATCGAAGTTCCAACAGTAACTGCTGTTTTACTCATCTTATTGAGTTGACCAGTATAACCAGTTGTTTCGGCTCTAACTTTAGCCAATGCTCCGGCATTATTAATGTATTGAGTTCTTAAAGACATTAATTTAGCATTTGCATTTTGTAATTCAGTTGCCAATTTAGCGGTTGATTTACTTGCCTTACCGTCAACTAAAGAATTTTTATAAGCCTTACCTAAAGCTTGAACTTGACGTTCTTGCGACATCATTACTTTAGATAAACCATTTGCTTTTGCTGATAGAACATCAAACTCTTTACCAGACATCTTAGCAACCGACATTGATGACTTGAGTTCAGCCATTGCATACTTGGTTTCCTTTTTAACTCCAGCTAAACCTTTGCCAAAATCAGAGTGATCAAGTCCTAACTCGATGACCATTCTACCTAATGGTTCATCTGCCATTTATTTTTACCTCCTTTCCTCAATTATTGTTTTGCCAAATCAAAAAGACTCATGACGGGAGCATCACCTGGGTCAACCCCCATAATTCCAGGAGTTACTTTTACACCAGATTGTGTCGTTTGAGTCTTCTTACTTTCTTTTTCAGATGTAGCTTCCATAATTTGTTGCAGTGTTTTGAAATCAATATCATTCATAACGGAACCGAGTGTGTAACCTGGTCGATTCTCCACAATCAAACCAACCGCTGCTAAAACTCTCTCACGAGCTTCACTTATAGTTAATCGTTCTTCGGTTCCGTCTCCACGTTTTTTGGATCTACACCAGCAATTTGATTGAGAATGTCTCCCAAAGTATCTCCAAATGTCAATGCATTGAGACCATCCCAAATAGCATCTTCAGTAACAGCTTCGTCAGTAAATACGTCTGCTATAAAATGAACTCGTTCGTTGTACATATCACGAAGGCTTTTTGCTCCCTCAAAATCAATCAAATCTAATGCGCCAATAATCACATTTGCTGGAATGAAATCCTCAACAAATGTTTTTTTCTTACCTTTAATCAATAATGTTAATTTCAATGGTTCAGACATAAATCATTCCTCCATATTAAAAAGCAAGGCTAGATTCTCGATCTAACCTTGCTTAATCTTATTTAGTCGTTACAGTTATAGATACTGTAGAATCATCAGTTAATGTGGCAGTTCCACCAGTAACCGAACCATCAGTTAATTTAAGTTCGATTGCTTTAACTGATGCACCTGTTGCACCAGCATCACCTTTATCTCCCTTTGGTCCAGTTGGACCCGTTTCTCCCGCATCACCTTTAGGACCTTGTTCACCATCACCAACCGCTGCTAAATCATTTTCGATTGCATTCAATTTAGTAGCTGTGATTGTATCTCCAGTTTTCCATTCGTTAGCAGTATGTGCCATTTAAATCACTCCTTACGCAATTTTTGCTTGATCAACTTTTGCTGTTTCAACTTTGTCGTCTGGATCGGTATCACTACCGTTCTTTGGATTGAATAATTGGTCTTCAAATTTCTTAATAACTTCAGCATCTGTTGTGACGTCACCGATAAATTTCTGCATTGATTCACCATTAGTATCATCGTCAGCTGTTGATGCACCAACCGCCACAGTCCATGAATCTGGTTCAGGTGTAAATGTCTTATTGGAGTCTAAAGTACCCAAGCTAATTTTTTCACGTGCGAAAGTTGCTTGATAGAAACCAAATAGAGCGATTTCTCCAGTATCTTCTTTCGTTTCCATTTCAAACGCACAATATGGTGGCAGGGTTGAATTACCAGCATAAGTAATTTTATCCGCATCAACTCGATACCCAGATAGCACATCGGCAACTTCTTCTGGTAAATCTAAAATACCTAATGTACCTTTGATATCACCAACTCCACCACGAGAGATGTAGTAGTCAATATCGGATGCATCTACTTTAACTGTATCTTTTGTTAAACCAGTAATTTCAGCAGTAACAGTACCACCTTTATGTGGCTTACCTTCAACGATAATTAAATCGCCTTTCTTAGTTCCATCTTCATTGAATGGTTGAATCTTTAGTCGTTTCCATCCTAAATACATATATCTTTCCTCCTAATAATTTGTGTCATAAAGTGCCGTGTTACCACGGTATCTTCGTGCATCAACAAAATGCTCGGTGATCTCAAAGTATTCATCAAGTCCATCGGTCATCTGTCCATAATTTAGTTTTTTCATTTCTTCTTTAATTTCATGTTGCGCTAACTTAGCTTCCTTTCGGTCTGGTGATTCGACTGCAATTTGAAAAGTAAATTCAATCTGCATATCAACATCACTAGCCGAATTACCAGAAATTGGTGGTGCTAACGGTTGAATCAAAATAAAGGTTCTACTCTGATCGGATGTTTCTGGATAATCATATTTTTTAATACGATAGCCACCGTTAGCAGTCTTAGTTAAACTAGCAATCGTTGGATTATTCTTCAATGCTTCATAAATAATCCCAATCATATCTTTTAATTCAGTCATAGTAACTTCTCCAGTTCATGACGTTCCAACGACTTAACGGCATTTTTTGAAGAATCAAAAGTCTTCTGAATCTTACCAATTCCATTTGGACTATATCTTTTACCGTAACGAGTGTACCCAAATTCATTTAAATGAACTAAACGGTATCTTTGCCCGCTACCAGAACCAGACCAACCAACATTAATCGTTCTAACTCCACCACGAAGACGAGGTTTACCAGCGGTAACTTCAAGTACTGTTTTCCCAGTATCACGATAAGAAGATACGGCATTCTTCAAATTGACAGCCATTAATCGACCAGCAATCCGAAGGGCTTCATTTTCAATCTTAGCTAACTTGCTAGGTTTAAATTTTTCCTCCAACTTAGCAAGAACCTCGTCTACTCCTCGTACTTCAACACTCATGCGGTCGCCCCCAAAACAATAATCACGAAACGATCATCTTCGAAATCTGGACGAACGTCCAAAATGTTCCAAAGAATATAATCACCATTTGAATCTTTATACCTGTAATCAGTAATAACAACGGAATCGTTATAAACTGGCTGGTATTCACCTCTGGTATCTCGAATCTTGATTGTGACCCCTCGTTTAACTCCATGAACATCTAAAATGGTATTATCCTTATTACTAGGACCATAAACTTGAGCTAAACATTTAAATACCAGTTCAGTTGGCATTTGACCAGGTTCACCATCTGGATTTTCAGTCTGATGATAAAAACTGACTGGAATCCGTAAGTCACCACTAGTCGTTTTTGGTTTTTGATATTGACTCATCATTATCATCACCTGTCCCAATCGTTAAACTAGCCGATACACCTAAAATTTGACTTTGAAAATTACCTTCGAAGAACTCAACTGAATCGTTATAAACATACCGAGAACGTTCAATTACTAAGCTTTGAACTCCTTCGTCGGTAATATCATCACTACCAGTCATTCGCTTAATTTCAGATTTGGATTCTTCCAAAATCAATTTTAAATTTTCATCTTCTGAATCATGAAAAATGTGCAATCGTGATTTAAATTTTTTTAG